AAAACAAAGGGCACTAATGCAAAAATAAAAGAACTTAAAGGTATTAAACCTGAAAAAATAACTCAAGAGGAATTGACTCAGATACAAGAGATTATTAGAGCTACTGATAGATTAACTAATGATATAGGTAGACTTGAAACTCAAAAATACTCTATGTTAGTAGCTATGCAAAAAGTTCAAGATGATATAAACGGTAAAAGAGATGAGTTTTTAAAAAAATATGGTAGCGACAACATCAATATACAAACAGGTGAGATAGCTTACAATACTGAAACTCCAAATACAGAAGATAATGTCAAAGTTAATTCGTAAGATTTCTGTAGGTAAAGATTATAAAAATGACGCCATGCACTATGCCGTAGGGCAAGAAGTGTATGGTGGTCATACTATTTGCGATATAATAGAAGAAGAAAATAAATTTTCTGTCTATATTAAAAAGAATAAAGACGTTTTACCTTGGAAAGACTTTAATAAAAACATGGCTGTATCCGTAGAGTATAATCTCGAGTATTAATGAAAAGCGTATACAACTTTGTTGTAAAGCCAAAAGGAGAAAGATATAACAATAAAGCAAAGGTTGATGGTTCGGAGTTAATTTTAAACACTGAAATTTATAATCATCAATATGTTAATAGACAAGCTATAGTTGTATCAACCCCAATAATTGGTGAGACAGATATTAAACCCGGAGATGAAGTTATTGTGCATCACAATGTTTTTAGAAGGTGGCATGATATCAGAGGTGTTGAAAAAAACAGTAAAAGCTACTTTGATGAAAACACTTATCTAATAAATCAAGATCAAATATTTTTATTAAAATATTGTGCTAGTTTTTCTGATGACAATTGGTATGCACCCCAAGGCTATTGCTTTGTAAAGCCTTTAAAAGCTACAGATCAATTTAATATTGAATCTGAGCAGCCGTTACAAGGAATTGTAAAATATTCTGATGGTACGGTTAACGTTGGTGATTTAGTTGGTTTCAGACCAAATAGCCAATATGAATTTGTAGTCGATGGTGAAAGACTATACAGAGTTTTATCTAATTTTATTACAATCAAATATGAATATCAAGGAAACGAAGAGGAATATAATCCAAGCTGGGCACATAGCAGTTGAAGAACTTGTAAAAGTTGCTAAAGAAGCTATTGTGGATTCGGGAGATGATATAACAGCTGATAGGTTAAAAAATGCAGCGGCTACTAAAAAACTAGCTATATTTGATGCTTTTGAAATACTTAATAGAATCCAAGAAGAAGAAAACCTACTTGAAGGTAATGTTTCTGAAAAGAAAGAAGAAAAAGTTTTTAAAGGGTTTGCTGAAGGAAGATCTAAATAATGTATAAGCAAAGTTTAGTAGAAATAGTTGAACCTGTAAAAAAGACTACTATAAGTAGGCTTAACAAAGGTAAAAAATGGAAGTATGGTTACGACAAAGAACATGATATTATTGTTATATCTAAAACTGGTCAGATAGGTGATATTGTAAAAATACAAAATCTAACCATTGCTTTGCCAAAAGTTCCTAGTAATGTTTTTAAACACGAAAAAAACAAATGGGTTAAATTTGATTACCCAAAAGAGTTAACTAGAATAAAGAACATATTTGACTGGAGAAATTATCCAGATGAAAATAAAGATCAATGGTACGATTATATAGATACTGAGTTTGATAGAAGAGAAAAAGGATTTTGGTTTATAAACAACGGTAAGCCAACGTATATAGCAGGGACTCACTATATGTACTTGCAATGGAGTAAGATAGATGTTGGGGCTCCAGATTTTAGAGAAGCAAATAGATTGTTCTTTATATTCTGGGAAGCTTGTAAAGCAGATAAAAGATGCTACGGAATGTGCTATCTTAAAAATAGACGTTCGGGTTTTTCTTTCATGTCTTCTGCAGAAACAGTTAACTTAGCCACTATATCGAGTGATAGTAGATATGGTATACTTTCTAAAACAGGTTCGGATGCTAAGAAAATGTTTACAGACAAAGTTGTTCCTATATCAATAAACTACCCATTCTTTTTTAAACCTGTCCAAGATGGTATGGACCGTCCTAAATCTGAGCTTGCTTACAGAGTACCAGCTAGTAAGTTTACAAGAAAAAAAATGTCTGCATCAGATGGTTTAGAAGAGATTGCTGGTTTAGATACAACTATAGATTGGAAGAATACAGGTGACAATAGTTATGATGGTGAGAAACTAGCATTACTAGTACATGATGAAAGTGGCAAGTGGGAAAGACCTGATAATATATTAAATAACTGGCGGGTTACAAAAACATGTTTAAGGTTAGGTAGTAGAATTATAGGTAAGTGCATGATGGGGTCAACATCAAACGCTTTAGACAAAGGAGGCGATAACTTTAAAAAATTATACAATGCATCAGATGTCACTAAACGAAATAGAAATGGTCAAACAAAATCTGGTCTATACTCTTTGTTTGTCCCAATGGAGTGGAACTACGAAGGATTTATTGACGAGCACGGAATTCCAGTTTTCACTACTCCTGATATCGATGTCTTCGCCCCAGACGGTGAATTAATAGACGTAGGTGTAATAGATAACTGGCAAAACGAAGTAGACGGTTTAAAAGATGATCAAGATGCTTTAAACGAATTTTACCGCCAATTCCCTAGAACCACTGAGCATGCATTTAGAGATGAAAGTAAAAATTCTATTTTTAATCTCATTAAAATATACGAGCAAGTAGATTACAACGAAGAAATGTCTAGAACGCTAGGAATCACACGTGGTAATTTTCAGTGGGTAAACGGAGTTAAAGATTCACAAGTTATATTCTACCCAGATCCAAAAGGTAGGTTTAAAGTTAGCTGGGTTCCACCTCAGCAACTACAGAATAGAGTGGTACTTAAAAATGGTGTAAAACATCCCGGTAATGAACACATGGGAGCATTTGGTTGTGACTCTTATGATATATCGGGTACCGTAGATGGAGAAGGTTCTAAAGGAGCATTACACGGCTTAACCAGGTTTAGTATGGAGGACGCTCCTGCGAATAGCTTTTTTTTAGAATACTTATCAAGACCACCTACGGCAGAGATATTCTTTGAGGATGTTCTAATGGCGTTAGTATTTTACGGAATGCCTATACTTGCAGAGAATAATAAACCTCGTCTCTTGTATTATTTGAGACGTAGAGGATATAGAGCATTTAGCATGAACAGGCCAGACAAGATTTGGAACAAATTATCTGTAGCTGAAAAAGAAGTAGGTGGAATACCAAATTCAAGTGAGGATATAAAACAAGCTCACGCCGCTGCAATTGAAATGTATATTCAAGATCACGTTGGTATGCAGCAAGATGGTACTTTTGGAGATCTATACTTTAATGATTTATTAAATGATTGGAGTAGATTTGATATAACAAAAAGAACAAAGCATGATGCCTCTATAAGTTCAGGTTTGGCAATAATGGCAAACAATAGACATTTATATGCACCAAATGCTAAAATTGAAAAACCAAAATTAAACTTACATGTTTCCAAATATTCAAACTCGGGTAGCATGTCAAAAATAATAGAAAAATAAAATATGTCAAAATATACTAATCATCAATTTCCTAGTCAAGTAGTTAGTGACACTGAGAAAGTTAGTTACGAATATGGCTTAAAGATTGCAAAAGCTATTGAATCAGAGTGGTTTGACGGAAGTACAAACGTTAACAGATGGGAATCAAATAGCAATAATTTTCATGGTTTAAGATTATATGCTAGAGGGGAACAATCAACACAAAAATATAAGGATGAGTTATCTATAAACGGTGATTTGTCCTATTTAAATTTAGACTGGAAACCAGTTCCAATTATACCTAAGTTTGTAGATATACTTGTCAATGGAATGACCCAAAGAAATTATGACATAAAAGTTTATTCTCAAGATCCATTTGGAGTTGCTAAAAGAACCGCGTATATGGATTCCATATTAAAAGATATGCGTAGTAAAGAGTTGAATGATTATGCTCAACAAGCTTTTGGTATTAATCTTTATAGTAGCGACCCTGAAGAACTTCCAGAAACAGAAGAGGAGTTAAAGCTGCACATGCAATTAACATATAAGCAGGGTATTGAGTTAGCAGAAGAGCAAGCTTTAAACACTTTGTTTGAAGGTAACAACTATGATTTAATTAGAAGACGTTATTATTATGACTTAGCCACTATAGGTATTGGCGCTGTTAAAACATCGTTTAACACATCTGAAGGCGTTGTGATAGATTACGTTGATCCAGCTAACCTGGTTTACTCACACACAGATTCTCCTTATTTTGATGACATATACTACGTTGGTGAAGTTAAAGCTATTCCTATAAATGAATTAGTAAAGCAGTTTCCTTTTTTAGGAAATGAAGATTTAGAAGAAATAATAAAAACAAAGCACTACAACAGAAATAATAACTACTCCAGAAGGGTTGATCAATTAGATAATAACTCAGTTCAAGTTTTATATTTTAATTATAAAACATATATGAATGAAGTTTACAAGGTAAAAGAAACTGGTAGCGGTTCTGATAAAATAATAGAAAAAGACGATACTTTTAATCCACCGGAAAATAAAGAAGGAGGATACAGTAAGTTATCTAGATCTATAGAGTGTTTATATGACGGTGCTTTAATACTTGGTACTAATAAATTGCTTAAATGGGAAATGTCTAAAAACATGATGCGTTCAAAAAGTGATTATACTAAAGTTAAAATGAACTATTCTATTGTAGCGCCAAGAATGTATCAAGGACGTATAGAATCTCTTGTTAGCAGAATAACTGGTTTTGCTGATATGATACAGTTAACACATTTAAAGTTACAACAAGTTCTTTCAAAAATGGTTCCTGATGGCGTTTATTTAGATGCTGATGGTTTAGCTGAAATTGATTTAGGTAACGGTACAAATTACAATCCGCAAGAAGCCTTAAACATGTATTTTCAAACAGGATCTGTTATAGGTAGAAGTTTTACTCAGGAAGGCGATCAAAACCCAGGTAAAATACCTATTCAAGAAATATCTGGAGGACAGGGTGCTGGAAATAAAATGCAAGCATTAATAGGTAATTATAACTATTACCTACAAATGATTAGAGACACAACCGGTTTAAATGAAGCTAGAGATGGAAGTGTTCCAGATAAGTACTCTTTAGTAGGCGTGCAAAAACTAGCAGCTGCTAATTCAAATGTAGCAACAAGACATATATTACAATCTGGATTATTTTTAACCGCTGAAGTAGCGGAGTGTTTGTCTTTAAGAGTATCTGATATATTAGAGTACTCTCCAACTTCTGATGCGTTTATAAGAAGCATAGGCATGCACAACGTTGCTACTTTAAAAGAAATAAGCAGTTTGCATTTGTATGACTTTGGTATATTTATAGAGTTATCTCCAGATGAAGAAGAAAAACAGTTATTGGAAAATAATATTCAAATGGCAATTCAACAACAAGGTATAGATCTTGAAGATGCTATTGACGTGAGGGATATTAAAAGCATAAAACTTGCTAATCAAATATTAAAGATTAGAAGAAAAAAGAAAATGGAACGTGATCAACAAATGCAACAAGAAAATATTAAAGCTCAATCTCAAGCTAATACAGATCAGCAACAAGCGGCAGCTCAATCAGAGGTTCAAAAACAACAAGCGTTAACACAAGCTCAAATACAACTAGAGCAAGCTAAATCCCAAATGCAATCACAATCATTGATGCAAGAAACTGAAATTAAAAAACAACTGATGGAATTAGAGTTTCAGTATGACATGAAGTTGAAACAACTTGATGTAGATGTTGCTTCAGGAAAAGAACAACAAAAAGAAGATAGAAAAGACGAAAGAACTAGAATACAAGCATCTCAACAAAGTGAGATGATAGATCAGAGAAACAATCAAAAACCACCTAAAAACTTTGAGTCAACAAGTGATGATAACATAGGAGGTTTTGGATTAGGAATGTAGAAATTTATTAACTATTATTATATTATATTATGGCACAAAAAAAAGAAGGGCCAATCGTAAACAACGAAACTGGCTCGTTAAAAGTAAAAGAAAAGAAACAAGAACCTACTAATAACGAAACTAAAGGTAACGTTACAAAGGTGAAAGCAACAATGAAAAAACCAACTGAGGTTATTGAGCAAACAGTTACCAAGGTTAATTTAAACGAAGACCTTAAACCAAAAGAAAATGAAACTAAAGAAAATAACGCTGACAACAGCGGAGTGGCTGCAGAGTCTAAAGATGCCAAGCCCACACAAGAACAAGAAAAAGTACAACAGGAAACACAAGCACAAGAAACTCCAGTATTAGAAGAAATAACTGAAGATGAAACTACTGATGTAGAAGAAAAAGTTAAAGAAGTTGTTACTAAAACTGAGACTACTGTAGAAGTTCTACCTGAAAATATACAGAAGCTAGTTGATTTTATGAAAGAGACTGGTGGAGATATGAATGACTATATAAAGTTAAATCAAGATTATAGTAAATTAGATAACGAGGATTTATTACG